TTTCGCTCATAATCATAATGTCTCCAGTCGACCAGTCTACGTGATCGATGTTAATCTGTGGAATTTCTCCAACGCGTGCTCCGGTACTTCTGAGCACTTCGATGATGGCTCTGTCTCTCAGAGAGACGCAACCCTCCCGGAGCTGTTCGATCTGTGCTGGCCGGAAGTAATCAATTGGCTTTATTACTTCCTTCATCGGCTCCGTAGCCTCCACCGGATTATAGCTCATGAACTTTTCTTTGCGCATCCATGTGAAAAAGGCTGATAAGTATCGGCGTTCGTTGTTGCAGGTTGACGCCTGATTTTTCTTGCCTCCTGCTGCCACGTTCCGCTTCTCATACCAGTCGAGATAACTGTCAATGTCAATCTCGTCCATTTTGTTAAGTGGCTTTTCAACGACACTGGTAAGACGCATAATGGCATCACGGTACTGAGCCTTGGTCTCTGGACGTAAGTTCTTTTTCTTGATCATCATGAGGCTGATGTAATAACGGTTCTGTTCTTCGGTTGATGTCCTGATTTCTGCCGGAAGATTGGTAATCTCTTCCATGTTCACGGCTACTAATTGTTTTTCAATGACTTTTTGCATGATATCTAAGGTCATGTTGTCTACATATCCAGACATCTCGAAGATGATATTATTAATAATTTCACTTTTTATATTTGCATTATACATAGTGATCCTCCTTGTTTCCTAAGAGGCATTATGATATAATTCTCTTAGGTGAATGAACAGTAGATACAGTGTCTTGCCGGACGGTCTACTGTTTATTTTTTTTATTGTCAATGTTCACTCA